CAGTACGGCCATACACAATCCCGAAGTTGACACATTTAGCTCTCATATTCTGTTCTTCAAGGGTACGATCTTGCCAGGTAGCTTCTAGTTTTCCACCTTCACCGTAAACATCCGATGCAGAAAACTTGTCTCTGAAGAAGTCCCAAAGTTTTTGGTCATACTCTTTAGGGTCCCCAAACATCTCAGTTTGCGTTACCTTATGGATCGAGGGAGCACCAGGGGTGGTATAGATATGTACAAGGGCGGGATCCCTTGACAATTCGGCAAGAACACGCAGTTCTGCCTGATTAACGTCGATCTCAATGAAGATCTTTCCAGGAGCAGCAACAAACTGCCCACGAAGAGGGGGATCCCTGGGTATATTGAGAACGTTAGGATTACGAGAAGCAGGACGACCAGTAGTCGTACCATGGATAAGATAAGACGTATGAATGCGACCATCACTGCCGATATGCTCAGGAATAGAGCGAACGTAAGTCGATAATCCCTTTTGGACTTCCCTATAACCCAGTAGTGATTTGACTGCTGGATGAGCCAATTCGTCAGATCCGACAGCTTTTGTGAGAGTAATGAGGGTGTCCTCATCAGTCGAGTCGGGGCGCTTTTTAGGTTTGCGAGGATCTCTAAGGCTAAGATGATCATATAGGAAGGCCGCCACCTGCTTAGGGGATCTTGGGTTAAGAGCTCCAAATCCCGATTCGATCGCGTGTGCGTTAAATTCCTGCTCGAGCTTATCAGCCAGTGCGCTCTTTTCTAGATCCATCTTCTTGACTTGTTCGAGATCGGGTTGCATTCCCCTCATCTCAATACGAGCCATGTACTTACTCATCGGGAGTAGAGTACGGATGTATAACTTCTCAAGTAAGGGATCCGCACGTACCCAAGCCCTTAAGTAAGGAAATATCTGTGCAGTTCCCGAGATGTCTCTAGATGCGTAGTCATGTAGGATATGCTTAGGAATATCTGCGTAGGTTTTCTTATCGTCTTTTGTTCCACGTCCCTTAATTTTACCCTGTAGATACTCCCTAATCATAAACTTCCAGTCAGGCATACCTATAATATCGCCTGCCAGTTGTTCTAAGTCATGTATCCCCTTTGTCTCGTCTAAGGCATACGAGAGAAGCATTGTATCTTCATCTACTCGTGCGGGGATGTCCAATGCCCAGAAGAACCGAATGTCAAACTTTCCATTGTGCCAAATGAACCTTGGTCTTTTCTGGGCGAATATCCACTTGCACAAAGGAATAAGGTCCTCAGGAACCATATATACGTGATTAGGGTCCCAACAGAAACCAGCACATAAAATACGGTCCCTGGTAATGTCGAAGCCATCATATCCTCCCGTTTCGATATCTGATGCAACGAAATCCTGTTCCCCAATTCGATCAGCTAACCATCTGATGTTTTCGGCTGTTCTTGCGACGTGGAGTTCTGGGAGGACGTATCGTTTGTGGGCTCGCTCCCCATCCTTTGCAATCCTGGCGGCAAAAGCGATATCTGCCATGAATTGCCGCATTGATCCACCGCCACGAAGGAGGAAGGCTGGATGGAGCGCAGCAACTGTTCCGTATTCAGAGATTCCTGGCGTATTGAAGAGTTTACCACGAACTTGGGTGATCTTTGCTCCCCATTGTTCTGTTGTGGACCGAAGTGCAGGGTTACCGAGCGCAAGGATAACTTTCCGGGGAAACGCTTGGATTTCATTGTACAACCTCTTCTGGCAACAATGCGTTGCTATCTCAACCTTAGTTTGATCCTTCGTCTTAGTTCCTGGAAAGCATTGAATAGCATTCAACATCAACGGGTTATGAATCTTATACTCGTCAGGTAACGAATCTAACGCATGCTGCAATACTTTTCCGCTAGGCCCTACAAAAGGTGCCCCTAAACGTATTTCCTGAGATCCTGGCGACTCACCGACGATAACCACAGGACTTGAAGGGTCACCACGACTCCCTACCATCTTAGCAAAACCGTGCGGGCAGTTTTCACAGCGGACCAGCGGCGGTTTCACTTCCACCCCGGTAGTAGTGGTGCCCGGAAATGGAATTACTTGACTTACCCTATCGTCCATGTTAGTACTCGTAGCGTGCTTCTTGTGGTCCAGGTTCCTGGTTTTGATATTTACCAGTGTATGGCTGTTCAGTAGTATGGTCAAGCTTATGGAATATTAGTTGAGCTATTGGCATCCCCTGTACGATAGATATCCACAGCTTTGAGTGGTTGGAAAGCTCAATTGTCAAAAAGCCTTCCCATCCAGGTTCCAGTACAGTATTTTGTACGGCGAGACCTTTTCGTCCCCAAGATGATTTATCGTGGACGACTGCCGTAACATCTTTTGGTATTCTGAACATTTCTATGGTGGAACCTAGAGCAAATCCTCCAGGTTCTAGATTAATATGTTCAGCAATCCGGATATCGTAGCCACACGATGATAACCCGTATGACATACCCCCAGTCTTATCACGTTCACAGAATGGTTCGATCATCGCAGGTTTCAATAGACAGCGATGGCGAATTGACTGAGCAGAAAGGATCATCTACGACCTCCTGGAGGGAATTGGATTGGGTTCAACATAGTACGAACGGCATTCACATTATGTATGGTGAGCTCTGAGAAGAGAGCATTATCCCACCAGTTACCACGAGGAGCTGGTACCACATCAGGTGTGAATGGTGTGTTGATTCTTAAGGGCACTGCCGAGTCGATGGAGTCAACATCTGGCAATGTTGCACACAGAAAGTCGTCACGCATCCTATCAGAAAACCCTAACATGTGAATCTTCCGCTTAGGATTCAGTTCCCGAAGGATCTTGATTGCAAGACCTCGTGAGTATTCCCCCCACTTACCTACAATGTTACGAGGACAACCCCAGTGTGTAATCCGTTCATCATCCACGAGTTGTGGAGCCGATGCGGATTCAATAAACTCGACCATAGTCTTACCTTGCGGCACATACATATACTTAGTTCTATCACCAAGTTTTGCGGGCCAAAGGTCTAGAGCAGCTCTACAATCACGAATTGTATCTTGACCGTTCAATAAGACATCTGGTAGAACAACGCAGGTGGGTTGCGTAATGGCGATAGCATCGGCAATCATGTTAAGGTCGACTGCGGATCCTGTCTCGATCACAGAGTTATCCATGATGACTAGTTCGGTATCAGCCCATCTACGTTTCTCAAAGATGTCAGCGTAGACGTTACTGTTCTCTTCCTTGACTACGTCATGAGCCAACAATAAATGATGGATCCCCAACATACCGTGCACTTTGAGACCTATAAGGATATTGGTTGGTGCAACAACACAAAACTTAGTCACGTATCAATCCTCCTCATCCACATCCTCGTAGGAGCCGATTCCAAGGTAGTCCTCGAGAGACTCCATACCTCGATCGATTTGCTCCATCAGTTCTTTCACCTTGTCGGTATTACCTTCTAAAAGTTCTGTGGCAACTTCCGACATCAAATCGGAAAGTGACTCTGCGAATACTGACGCGTCATCTGTATCATCGAACGTTGAAAGAGGCGTTCTAGACATTTAAACCCCCTGCTGATTAGACCAAAGCCATACGTGCCATTGTGGTAGCCACTTTGCCTGTGACAATATAGGAACTTGCTTAATCTTATCGAACAGCTCTAAGTACTTGTCCCTAAGCACAGAGATGTGCAGGTTCTTCCCGATGCTTGGAGCATTTCCTGGAGGGAAGGGATTACCTTGGGATAAGTAAAAGTCAGACATGGAATAACCTTCGTTAATCCATGCAACCGCTACTCGTTCAGCATGGGCTATGTCACGTTCATCAAACACTACGACCTTAGTGTTCAGGAATTTAGCCCCTTCAAACTTAGCAATGAACGCGTTGTATTTAGCTGGTTCGTATTTCTCACCCATTCCAGGACCTTTAGGTGATACTGTTACTAGCTGGCATCCAAGTAACCAATCAGGACAAAAAGTTCCTTGGGTCTCAACAGCTATGTAGTAGCCATTGAACTTAAGCTCACTGACAAGCTCTGTGAGGTCGTGGATACAAGGATTGCCTCCGGATAAGGTAATCCAGCGTGTAGGCAGTTTATCCTGGTATCCACCCACATGTGGCTCAAAGAGATCAGCAATCTCTGCCTGTGTCATCCACTTGGCATTTTTCTTAACCTGCAGTGGATCCACAGCATGCATAGAGTCACACATACTACATTCGTAGTCACACAACCCAAACCGTAGGAAATAGGTTTGCAGACCGATAGTCGCACCTTCCCCTTGGATGGTAGGTCCAAACTTTTCAACCAGTGGAATCTTCTTAGCGGATCCTGAGGTTGTTGAGGATGACTTTGTCTGCGAGTTTGCGTCGGCAGATTGCGCTGTTTCCTGCATGTTCTCTTACTTCCACTTGTTCAAGGGTACACCTGGGTGAATAGCCGTTATCGATTAGCCATTGTTCTGTATACTCAAAGATAAACCGGCTGAAAGCTTCACAGCCAGTCGCCGGCACAACTCTGACTTGGGCTAGTTGTCGCTCGACTGACTCTTCGATGGTGTGAGCTCTAACACCTCCATGGTCTAAACTCTGCAGACGTTCAAGCTCTGGGTCGTCTTCAGCAACTAGCAGTTTGTGGTCGAAGGTATCTTCAAGCCATCCCTTAAGGGATTTGAGGGACCCGAAGTCTACGACCCAATTGGTAGGATCAAGTTCATTTGCTTGAAAGGTAAGCTTGACTTCGAGGGCATACCCATGCAGGAATCGACAGTGGGAATGAGCTTTCCACTGTCTGAAGCAAGCAGATAGACCTATACTGTGTGTATAAGTCTTAGTGCTTAGATATTCAATGTCCGAACGATCTTCTAACATAATCTCACCCACCTATGCCTTACGCCTTACGCCTTACGCCTTAGACCTTTGAGTCCCTAAGCGCAGTGAAGTGAAGGTAATACCTTGGCCTACGTTTATTGGTGTTGACCGTACCTAGGTTATTCCGGCTCCTGCTCTGGAGCCGACCAACACCATTGGACTTACCCCTTCCTTCCCCAAGGAAGCTCATGCCGCGTAATTAGTCGGATCGTCGATTCCTGCAGCGATGAATCCCTCACGGCGAGATCTACACGTTGGACATGTACCGCAGTGCAGCTGTTCTCCTTTGTAGCACGACCACGTACTTGAGAAGTCTACGGCAAGCTCGGCTCCGAGCGTGATGATATTAGCCTTCATAAGCCATTGGATTGGCGTATGCAATCGGATCTGTTGATAAGACCCAATAAATATGGCATTTGCCATAGCGCCAATAAATTCCGGTGTGCAATCAGGATACGCCCAATTTGCAGCATCCTCAGAATGTGCACCGAAGTAGATGCCGGCGCTTACGAGAGCGTGGGGGTTGAATCCTTCGTTGGATAGGCGTTTATTCTCGCTATCCACCCATTTTTGCGCATGGGCAGTGATAAGGGAAAGTAGAGTTCCATTACGGAACGGCACGTAGGTAGGGGATACTCCAGCAGGGAGGTCCGAGTAAGACACATCAGGAATAGCGATTGAGGGGTCCGTGAGCATACTTCCCCCCAGAATGGATTGCAGATCGAGTACGGTATGCTTGATACCAAGAGCATCACAGGTAGCTTTCGCATACTCCATCTCCTTGCGATGACGCTGTCCGTAGTTAATCGAAATAGCCTCAACCCAAGAAATTGGGTCCATAGGCTCGAGGCCTGATCGGTTAGCACGGATCCTCATGAGGATATCGTTTTTAAAGGGTGTCATGCCGTAATCTACGATTGCCTTATGTAAGCAAGTCGTAGAATCGAGCCCTCCTGAAAGGAGCACGAATGCCTTACGGGAGACGGGTGTTGTGCTTCCGCTGTTGAAGTCCATTTTGTTTGTACTCCTCTCTCTTTTCCTTTTCCGCGGCTAACTTTTCAGCGTTCGGTTGCAGCGTACCCTCTTTGAGGAACCTTGCAATCTCTTCCTCGTAGATGCGCTTTGTCCCACCGACCTGTTTGAAATTGATCATTTCCAGTCTAGCCCATCTGAGGGCTGTTTGGTATGTAATGTCTGCTATTTTAGTGAAGTCTCTGAGGGATACCCAACCACGATCCCTCAAGCCCGCGAGGGTATTCTTCGTTCGGGGTGAAGGATCGTGATTGGACATTAGGCTATCCTGTTAGTCAGTACAAGTACGTAGTGAGTGTAGGTTAGAAGAAACCCGAAGCCTTACTGCCATTTGCGGCAGTACCCGTATCTCCAGCGCCGGCAGGTGCAAGCAACTGTGAGATCTTCGAACGCGGTTCGCCCTGGTATTCTTCCACTTGTACACGCATACGAACCGGCTTACCAAGCAGCAGACCTTGATCGGCAACAGCTTGCGGATTGAACTTCGCAGTCAGAAGTTCAGGCGCAATACGACCGATCGTCGCCTTCGTAAAGGGCAAAGCCTTCTGGGAGAAGCTGAGGTAGGTGAAAAGCTTCCGCCCGTTATAGGCTTCGTTGTTCGTGACTGCGATTTGAAGCGTGAACATCGGCGCGCCCGAATTGTTGGACATACCGAATTCACACGAGTCAATTTCGCCGTCGTAAATGCCCTTCGGAATAGCTTCGAACTTCGCTTCCTGGATACCCGTGAGGTCAACAACGAGATTGCCTCCCTCCTCGAATACCGCAGACTGGAACTGCTCTTCCGTAACCTGGTTCTGCTTGTTTGCTTCAGCCATTGTAGTTCCTTTCCCTCCATAGTATTAGGAGGTCGTTGTAGTACCGGCCTTTCCCTTGAACCGGTGGTTTGGGTTAATCCTCTATAGGAGGTGTCCTCCCCTATAGATTCTTCGTCACCACGACGAACTCTTGATAG